CTCATCAGGCTCTACCTCCATCAAATAGCCACTGAGGTCATGCGGATGTAGGCGCTGCATTATTATAATGATAGGCGTATTGCGTGAATTTACGCGGTTACGGATTGTACTCTCGAAGCGTTGGTTAATTCGCTCTCTGACGACATCTGACTCAGCATCCTCTGGTTTAACCGGGTCATCTATAACGATAGCACCTTGGAAGGCGTTCTCTACGGCACCTATGGCTTGCAGCGCTTCTGTAAAGCCTTCATTAAACACGTCTATGCCCTCAATGAGCTCTAGCATGTCATCATGTGTTAAGTCTACTGCGCCAGCGCCGAAGCCTGTGACCTGACCTTGCGTAGAGACAGCATACAATTCGCCTCCTGCCTTTGTCTTCCAGCGCTTAGTCGACCCTTTCTCTGACTCAGGCACTGAATTGGGAAAGAGCTGTTTATATAGCGGCTCCAGCATTATATTACGTATAACAGCTGAATTGTCATTGACAAGCGTATCTGAATATGACAGGTGTAGGAACTTGCATTTAGGGTTAAGCGCGAAGCACCAGCTTATAAACGCTTTGACCACCACTTCTGTTTTGCCATAACGCGGTGGCATGTTAATAATAAGTCGCTTGCACTTACCGTCTACAACGTCTTGCAGTGCATTAAATAGGAGCTTGTGATGGTAAGATACTATAAAATTACGCTTATACTGCGCCTGGAACATTATGCGCGTATACGCCTCTAAGCTAGTTAGCAGGTCAAGCCTTAGCTTTGGTAGCATGTCTTCTGTATGTGCCATATGTACTTTGTTACTCTGTTACTTGCTCAAAGTCTACGTCCTCGCCTGCACCTTCTTGTTTCTCTGGTTGCCTTTGTGTTGGTGTTGCCATATATGTTTCACGTATTAGTACATACGCTTCTCGCGATAGCGGCGTATTAGGCGACACCTCTCCGCGTAATAAGGCCGCTGCCTCTTGGTCTGCCGAGCGCTGCGACGATAAAGGCGTTTGCGCTTGCGCCTGACCCGCGCCAACATTAACCTGTACGGCTGGCTGCTGTTGCTCTATTGGTATAGGCTTACCAAACACTCTATCCCATAAGCGCTCAACAGAGCCCATATTGCCAACTTTAAGGTCTTCTTTAAGGCGCTTGATTACTATCTTTACTGAGATTGGTACCTTCGGGTTATTATACAGTACGTCAAGTTGGTCTTCGTTACAAGTTAATAGGGCCTGCATTAAAGCCTGATTGTCTTTCGCAGATAACGCCACATTGACGTCTAAGTCTAATGCTGCCAATAGGTGAGCTACCTCAGGTCGTGTGTTTTCTTGCAATAGAGTCGTAGCGCGTGATAATGCTTTACTCGCTAATTGCACTGCTTGCTTTTCGTCATCAGTTGTAGCTATAACCCTATCCGCCTCAATTTTTGATAACGCAGCGTCTATGGCTCCTTGTACAGAAACCTCGCGCTCCTGCTCAAGCAATTCGATCGCTGCAAGATTAGCCTTAGCTTGCGTACGTTGCATCTCATAATGCTTGCGTTGCTTTGTCGATATGAACGTGCCTGACGCCTCTGACGAACCTTCACCAGGACCGGCAAGTTCTGCTTCGGCTTGTCGTAGCAACTTCTCTTCATACTTACGCATTTTTTCTATACGCGCTTTGAGCTTGCGTTCTGCCTCTTCGCGCCTCATTTGTTCTGCCTCTTTGTTGAGCGCCTCTATATTGCCGCCAAAGGCAGAGTTTAACGGTAAGAACTCCGCTAATTGTGCTGGTGAGGCTGACTGGCGTTTAATAAGCTGACTTTGTGGCATACCTTATTTATAATGTTGACTCCGCAAATATACACATTTTTTAATATATACGCGCATAAATGAATAAAAATTTTATAAGCTATTGAAAATCAGTAAGATGGGACGGAAATTGACCTAAATTCCACAGGGCTATGCAATCTAAGGCGCTGATTTCCAAATAGTTATGCGAATTAAAAAGATTGACGAATTTTTTAAAAAGTCCGTAAGTGATTGATTTTCAGGTCCGTATGCATTATGTATGACGAGTTGTTGTAAGTTGCTGAAAATCAATAAGTTATAACTGCTTGATAACCAGGACTATGCATACCAATACAAGACTCATAAACGTTCGGCGGACGCACCTATTTTATTAAAAATCAGTATTTTAGGTCCTAATTTAAACGAAAAAACAACAAAACGGCACACCCTATATAGGATATATGAATAAATACCTATATTTTTTATATGTTTTTTTATCTATTTTTCTATACTTTTTTATGACATACCTTATTTATATTTTGTAATTATTCTTTTTATATGTTTATGTTATTTTTGTATAAAAGTATTGATAATCAATTAAATATAAAATAAACAAAAATGCAACTAATTGAAAATCAAGAACGTTGGAGAAGGGCCACCTAAGTGCTTGAAAACCAGTAGTTTTAATCATTTAATAGACCAAATTTTGGCTAAGTGCTTGAAAATCAATAAGTTGATTAAAAAATTGGTCAATTTTGTCTAATTCTCCTAATGAATTGAAAAACAGTAACTTAACTTTTTCTACAAGCAAAAGTGAATGGAAAATGGAGCCATTTATCCTAAGTGCTTGATAATCAATATAAACGAATCGTTTGTTGTAACTAATTTTTTAGTTAATATCTGAAAATCAAGACTTTATGAAAACGCGATTTTGCATTTAGCCTATATGTTTTATGCTGGTTTTGCTATTAGATTTTAGGCTATTCTTAAGTTAAATAGGTGCGTAAACAGGTAGCTTTATAGCCGAATACGCTAAATGCTGTATATAATTTTTTAGCTCGTGCAATATAGCCGGCTAGCTTTATTTCAAGGGGCCTTATTTGGTACGCGAAATAGATGTGGCACTGTACTAATGAAGTAGTGCACTATATGGTGGTTAGCCGTAGTGACATATAGCCACGCAGCCTTGTTGGTATATAACTGTATAACCTTATTGACTTATTGACACAGTGACATGTAAGCTAGCCGAAGGCTTAAATATGGTACGAATTTAGGTTTTTGGACGAGCTCTAATAATATACGCCTTTAGGGCCTAGCCAACAAAATTTAGGGGCCTAATTTTCAACTAAACTTTATAGGCAAATTGGCAATTTTAGCAGTTTTTTAGCATAGCCTGGCAGCCAATTTGCCAATTTGGAGCTAAAATGCAAAAATTTTTTGGCGCTCCGCAAAAATTTGTTGGCAAGTTGCTAATAAATGCTAAAATTGCCATGGCACGCTTTTTGCTCTATATATAGTAAATAAGATTATTAAAGTAAAACCTTAAAATTTGTTAATTATGAGTACAATTGTTTTAAAAAGCCAGGAAATTTTGGTAAATAATTGCAAAGTTGTTTTAGAGCAATATTGTGAAAAGCCTTATTTTGTTAAATTTTGGAGGGTTTTGGTGCAAAATGAAAATAGCCCATATTGCCAAATTGCAAAAAAGAATTTGCGCAATAAGCCCTCAATCAAAAGCTTGGAAAAATTAGTGTAAAACCTTAAAAACATAATACAATGGACTACTATTTAGAAGATTTTAACATTGAAAGGCTAGCAGCCTTGGAGCTTGAAGAGCAGGAAGTTTTTGACTTTGATTGCTTTGGCTCCTAATTGAAATTTGCAATGCCACCCCTAAAGCAAAAAGCCTAAAATTATTAGCTATTTTAGGCTTCTTGCCTTGTAGCTGGTTAGGCTATCCAGCTACTTGAGCAAATTGCCTCACCGTACCCAAATCCAAAAAGGCATTTGGGCAAATAATTATTACCTTTTCTCCAGCCTCGAATCTTAAAAGTAAAAGGATTTTAGGCTGCTATTTTTATATAGGCGCGCGACAAATTGTCATACGGCACTATGACAAATCGTCATATAACTTTTTATAGTTTGGCGCGGTTTTTGATGACATGACAAATCGTCATAGGCTATTGACAAATTGTCATATCGATTTGAGCAGCTTTGGCACAATTTTTGATGATATGACAAATCGTCATTTGTATGACAAAGTGACGCTATCAAAATTTGGTCCGTATCGCGTTTTTATTGCAAAGTCTGGCAAAATGCCTACTTTAAAATAAAAACTCCGTCACAGAGACAAAACGAGCCAAATTTTGAGAATTTTGGCATACCTTATTATATACGTGCGCGCGTGCGATTCTTTATATAATATAGGCACGTGTGCGCCTTATTTATAATCATTATAAATTAATGGGCATAGGCGATTGATAGTCAGCAAGTTGGAAAAAATTTTTCAGGAAAATGAGATTTTTTTTCAAAATAGGTGTACAACGTATCGATTTTTTACTTATCTTCGTGGAGTAATTAAAAGCAATGAAAATGCTTAAATAATGACTAACCTTTAAAAATCAATTAAAATGAGTAAATCAAAGAAGCAAGCTGCCGAAGCTGCAGCCAACGAGGCCAAAGAGGCCCAAGCCAACGAAATCAACAACGAACAAGTGAACGCTCCTGAGACAAAGAGCCCTGAGCAAATCGCCGAAGAGAAGCGCGCCAAGTATGAGGTCGCCGTTGAAACGGCCAACGAACTCAGACCGCGAGTCCTCAATCACCGTTGCCGCGTGGTCCCCTTCAATACTATTGAATGGGTTGGCGGCGTGGTCCGTGGAGTCATGGCCGACAAGAGAAGCGGCAATGTATTAATTGCCATTAAGACCGATGACGGAAGAGCAATCGCCAAGGCCTACAACTCCAAGCTTCTCGAAATCTTGGACGAAATCGACGAGACGCAA